TTACGCGCTAAATTTTTGCACGATTTTTTCGCGTTGTTGCGCGCTGACTTCAAATTTTTCAAACACCTTTTTTGCTTGATGCGGTGTTCCATTCAAAGTTTTTTCCAATTGTACATTTGTCAATTTTGGTTTTGCTTGCGGTTTGGTTTGTTTGGATTGATTGTTGACCGCGTTTGCGACTTCTTCAGCCGACGCAATCGACGTGTCAATTCCGATTCCTAAATAACCAAGCGCGCGTCCAAGTGCGGACGTGAAACCGTTTTCAACAAATGACGTTTTATTTATATAAGAACTGTCGCGATATTCTTGCGAATGCGCCGACGCTTTTTCAGCGCCGTTGTCATCAACAATAGTGACTTTGAAAATTCCTTCCTTCTCGTCTATTGAAACAACTGATTCAACAATTGACCAACCTTTGAATTGTGGTTGATTATTGAAGTGAATCAATCGTTCATTGACTGGAATGTATTCCTTTCCCTTGATGTTGATTTTCTTCATTGTTCAAAAAAATTAGACGGTCAAATCCCGCATTGACCAATTTGTTCATTTCATTAATCGTAATCGAACCGGGATTTTCGACACGACTTTTAAGCGTTGGCATTGTACAATCAAGGATTTTGCACACGTCAAAACGTTTTATTTTTAAGCGTTGCAATTCTTGTTTAAAATGCCATTCAAATATTCCATTCATACTTTCAAAATTTTGAATGATAGTGTTTAATTTTTGAAATGTCAATTCTTGACTTTCATGCCAAAAATCGAATTGCGTTTTTGCAGTTCGAAAAGTTGACAACACTTCGGCGATTTCGTTTCGCGAAAGTGTGATTGTGATTTCATTTTTGTTCATAATCATTGCGAATTTACAAAATAAATTTTAAAATAAAAAAATATGTTTCAATAAAAAACCGCCCGAAGGCGGTTGATTTTTAAGATGTTTTTTCCCGAATCAATTCGAGAATTTCCCGTGCATTTGAATAAGCGTTCCAAGAATAATAAGTTTCCGTTGAATCTAAACGCATATTAATTTCAGGAATCCAAAGGTCATAACCATTATAAGTTCGCGAACCGCCGCTTGTGTAATAACGATAGCCGGAAGGTTTTGACCATTTTTGGGTTGAAGTTTCATGACAAATGTTGTCAATCCCAAGTTCGTCCAAAAGGCGCGCAACCATTTTCAATGAAGGCATTCTTGTTCCTCTTGTATCGGTTGCCTTCAATTCCAATCTTTCAAGTGTTTTGTAATTTTTTAAATTTTTAAGATTTTTCATTGTTTTAATTTTATAGTACAAATATAAAAGAATTTTTTTAATTACAAAAGTTTTTTTAAAAAAAAATAAAAAAACCCCCGCATTCAAAAGAAATTGGGGGTCAGCAAACAAGGGAAGGGACGTTTGTGTCTTATTCAAATGTTTGATTGAAAGTTGAAGAAACGTCGTCATCTTGATTTGGAACGTGCATGACAACTGAAACGGTGTTTGCTTTGACGTTGTATTCCATTGAATCAATCATACATGAAACGGGTTCGTGTGTTGCATATTCATTTGAAACCGGGACATTGACAAATGATTGTTCAGTAATTGCAAAAACGTCACCAACATTTGATTGATAATCGTCGTCAATCACAATATAGTTTGGCGAACCCGTGACAACTTGTGTGACTTGAATTTCTGTTGTGATTGGACTTGACGGATTTCCGCCAGTAACATAATCGCCGACACTAATGTCAGCAACTGAATCATTTGTGTATATTCGATTTTCTTCTTGTCCGCCGTTTACATATTGAATAAAAACTTTTGTAAAGTCAACCCAAATTTTATTCCTTGGCGAAATTGGCGTTTTTATATTATTGTAAAACGTTCCTTCATACCTTGATAAAAAAGTTCTAAAGTCGTTAATTTTTTGTTGTGTTGTAAGTTCTTCAAATGACAACAATGTCCCACTTCTTGCGCGTTGTGCTGACGTCAAACCTTGAATGTCATTGTATTTGTTTTCTAATTTTCTTGAATTGATTGTCAATTCCCTTGATGAAATTTCATTTTTAAAAAAGTCTTCATCTTTTTCAAACCTAATGTCATCAAAATACAAATGCGTCATGTTTGTTCCGCTATGTTTGTAAGGTAAATAAAAAATCAATTTAGTGACGCAATTTATTCTTCTTTGTGTTTCTGTTGTTGTGACATTAAAACTTTGCCAAGAATTTGCGGTGTCAACTTCAAATTGATTATTTGGCGCAGTTGAAACCCATTCTTCATTTTCGGTGTCCCAAAATTCAGACACTTGCGAAAGTGTTCCAAAATTGTATATTCTTTCGATATTGTAATTAATAGCAAAAGGAACTGACGAACCGGTTCCAAGTGTTCCGTTTAGATAGTAGTTAAAACTGTAATTGACCGAACTATCTTTTGAAAACGTCAAGGTGTCACCAGGGTCATTTGACGCCCCCAAAAACATTTGTGTAAATGTTGAAGAACTATTTGTTGATTGATTTGTTCTTATTGAATGCGTTCCTTTTAAAGCGTAGCCAAATTCACCGATTTCGGCGCGACTGGAAGTGATTGTCCAATTGTTTGTTGGTAATTCAAAAAACGGGTCGTTGTTTTGTATTTTTCCAAAATCATTTCTTGACAATAAATTTGCAGTTGTTTCAATAATTTTTGTCGGCGGTATGTATTCAACAATTAAATCATTGTTTATTGGTGTCAAATCGGTTTTTGTTTTAATTAAAACATCTGTTCCTGAAGAATTAAAAACAAAGCTTCCATTGTTTAAATAAACCGCAAATTCAGGATTTTCAGAACCTTCAGTTTGCAACATTTTTGTTTCCGCATTTCTGATGTTTGACGAAATTGTACCGTCAACTTGGTCATCAAAAAAATCATGGTCAAGATATTCCGAATTGTTTATGACATACCAATTGCCATGTGATTGAAAAATTCTTGCGTTTATTTTTTTGCATACATTTTCAATAAATGTTTTACAATCAACAACCTTCAAATCATTTGTGTATTTTGAAAAAGTATTTCCGCCCGAATTATCAAATACATTTGTTCTGAATCCCGTACTTATATAAACATTCAATTCAAGGTTTGTTTTTGCAATTGCATCAACAATAAAATTTAAAATCAAATCCCTATTAATCACGCCGGTTGCCAATTGAAAACCGTCGGTGTTTCTAATTTCCATGAATTGCGTTGACAAAAGTCCAATCCCGTCATGCGCTTGTATGCTAATTTCAAAAGGTGTTGATTGAAGTGATTGTTTGTATGAATCCGTCACAATGAACCCCGCCCAGTATAATCGATAAACATCGGCGTCGTCTTTGTAGTAAATTTTGACCTTAAATTCTTCTTCATTAAATGCGTAAAAATTATCATATTGAACCGTGTCGGTGACAAATAAATTTAACGTACAAGTCGAACCAATGATTGGCGAATAAAAGTCGTCGTCGCCTTCCCACTTAATAGAAACCGGGTCGGCGGTTCCAATTAATGGCAACACCGTTCCTGAATAGCCGTCTTTTTCAATTTCAATTTTTTTTGCGTTTCCCAAAACATCGGAAAATTCAAGTCGATATTTAACCCCGTAAGCCATTTTTTTATTTTATACGTCCACGATTTGTTTCGGCGCGTTGTAATGCAACAACAAGGTCTTGACCACGCAATTGGAATGAACCGCCAACGTCAACTTGTTGCGCGCCCCTTGGTTCAATCATTGATTTTAATCGGTCAAGCGGTGCAACAACTTCAGGATTTTGACGTGCGCCCGCATATTCCCCGAACATTCCAAGTGTTGGTGTTGATACAATACCACCGTTTGCAAACTTTGGAACCTTTTTAAATGCACCCGAAATCGCGGCGGTTGCCCCAGCAATAAGCGCTGGAAGTACGAACGCGGCAAATGGTCCGGCGGCGGCGGCGGATTGTGCGGCACCCTGAACCGCAAACCCCATTGATTGCGCTAATGACACCGCAATAAATTGCATCGCATTTGTAATAAAAGACGAAAGAAATGAACCAAACGCCCCGTCAGCAAGTCCAAGGGATTCGACAATTGATTGTCCCATTGCGCCAAATGCGTCCGAAATACCTTGTCCCATTTGTTCCGAAATAGATTTCATTTGATTCATCTTGTTGACTGTTGCATCAATCCCAGCATGTAATTCTTCAAAATCTACGTCGTCAATAAATTCAACCGCATTCGGGTCAAACGCTTCGGCTTCAGGCGTTCCAAATACACTTGAAAATGTTGGGTCAGCTTCACCGCCCGTTGCAGTCGTTGCGCCCGTTGCAGTTGCGCCAGCCCCGCCAACTGTAAAGATTCCGGCGACTTTGCTTTTAATTGAAGAAACAACATTGTCAAGTCCTTGTTGCAATCCTTCTTCAGTCACGTTCGCAATCTTTTGCGGACGCATAGATTTTTCAAATGCTTCGGTAAAGTTTTCAGCCCCTGAAGTTCCAATGTCGGCAAACACGTCTTTGACATTTTCCGCCGTGTCGGTAACACCGTCAATGAGAACATCACTAATTCCCGCAAGTCCTTCTTTTATCATGGTTGGACTTAATGAAAAAGCACCTTGCACAATTTTTCCAACATTTGAAAAAAGTCCCTTGATAAAATTCGCGGCAATTTTGAATTGATTGATTAAGCCATTGACAAGCGCGACACCGGCGTCAAATATTGTTTTAAATAACGCAACAAACCCTTCAATGATTAAACGAAACGCCAATGATTCATTGTAAAGGTCAATAAAATAGTTTGCAACGTCAACAAGCGTCTTTTTTACAACGCCCCAGTTTTGAACAACAATTGTTGCAACCGCCGCAAGTGCGGCAACAACAAGTCCGGCGGGCGTTAGTATCGCACCAAGTGCCGTTGCTAATGCACCCGCAACACTTAAAATTGCCGGAAGTGCCGCGGCAATTGCAGTCAGTCCCAAAACCAAACTTTGGGTTTGTGGATTCAAGTTCATAAAAGATTGAACCAATCCTTGAATAAAACTTGTGAATTTTTGAATGTGTGGCAATACCGCTGACAATAAGGTTCCGCCAACTTCTGTCAATGAATTACGAACACCGGTCAATGCTTTTTGCAATTGAAACGATGCGGATTGTGAAGTTGCGTCAAATGCGGTTGCCGTCGCGCCTTGAACCTTGTTCATTTCCGCAAAGATTTCACGGGTTGAATCTACGCCCGCACCTAATAAATCCATGACCCCGGACAATGCACGAACGTTTCCAAATACCTTTGCGGCGGCTTCGTCATTGCCTTCAAAGTTTGTTTTTAAAATTTCAAGGGTTGCCAATAAACCGTCTTCACGAATTGTTTTACGAAGGTCAGCCGACGACAATCCCATTCCGGAAAGTGCATCTTCAGCTTCTTTTGTTGGTTTCAATAAACCATTAAGGATTCCACGCAATTGTGTTGATGCAACCGCGGCGTTCGTACCCGTTCGGGACATTGCCGCAAATGCCGCACCCACTTCGTTGAATGAAACACCCATGTTTGACGCGATTGGCAAAACTGAACCCATTGCGCCAGCAAGTTCAGATGATTCAAGTTTTCCTTCACGAACGGCGGCAACCAAAACGTCAGTTGCGTCCGATGCCCCCAAGGTGTCCGCGCCGTAAGCATTCATTGCGGACGTTGCAAGGTCGGCAACAGTTGCGGTGTCACCAAGTCCAACCGCGGCGGCTTTCAAAGATGCGTTCAAAACGTTCATTGCTTGTTCACCTTTCAAACCGGCGGACGTAATAAAAAACAATGCGTCAGCGGCTTCCGATGCTGAACGTCCCGTGTCGGTTGCCATTTGTTTGGCGGTTTCACCCATTTTGGCAACTTCATCACCCGCGATTCCAACAAGGGATTCAATCTTTGTCATTGACTTGTCAAAGTCAACCGCAAGTTTTACCGATGCACCAGCAACCAATGTCAACGGCATTGTCAAGTTTCTTGAAATTTTTGAACCTATTGCTTGCGCCTTTGAACCAAAGTTTTTCAAACGTGCGCTTGTCTTATTAAGTGCCGAATTCAGTTGCGACGCGTCGCCCGTCAAGACGACTTTCAATGTGTTTGACATGGATAAGTTTTCCACAAAAATACGAAATTTATTGCGGTGTTTTTTTGTAGGAATTCACGTCGTTTTTATACTAAAAAACGTGTTTTTTTAAAAAAGGGTAAAATCCATTTTAAAGCGGTTTTCGTGCGTTTTAAGCGCATTTGACCCTTTTGGCATATATATATATAAAAAAAAATAGTTCGTGAAATAGGCGCAATTTTCCTTCGTAGGAATTTAAAGGTTTTTTTGATTTTAAAAATGTTTTTTTAATTTAACATAAAACAAAAAAAGGGTCATTTTTTTGACTGGTTTTTTTGCTTCATTTGTTCAACACGTTTCAAAAATTCCATTGCTTGTTTTGGTTCTGACTTTGGTTTTCCACGTTCCAAATAAACGTCTTGTGGCAATGGGAAAAGTTTGTCGGGCGTTATCATTTGCGCACGCTTTGAACAATTAATGTTGAACAACATTGTTGCAACATAGCGCGTTCGTTCCCATTCCAAATTTTGTTTGATTGTATGCGCTTCGCCAAGCAATTGATTTTCCGCCCAAGTGTATGACCAAAAATCTTTTGGTTGAACCCCGACTTGCCCGATGTAGTAGTCAAGCAAATGATTCCAAGTAAGTCGGGTATTTACTTTCCCGACGCTTTTGTGGATTTTGTGACGTTGCGTTTTATGCCCGCGTTCAAGTCGTTACCAAGAATTTTTGATTCGGTCATTGCTTCAACAATGCTTTCAAGTTCATTTGCGTCAAGGTCTTCAAGCCAAGCGCCAACCGTGAAAATTGTGAAGTCAATTTCGTTTCCTTGTTCTTGTTCATTCGCCAATAATGCAGAATAAACAAGGGCGCGTATCGCAGTTATTGAAACGCCCCCTTGGAAAACATTACCAATTTGGTCAATAGGCAAATTCAATTCGTCGGTGAAGTTTGCCCAAAAATTCATGCTAAAATGCAACGTGCGGTTTTTCCCACCAAGTTTCACGGTGTAAAACCCCCTTTTTCTGTTTGCCATTATAATCCCCTTTT